TTTGTAGAAGTTGCAGACAATGTTTATGCTGATATGGTCAAAAAAGAAGATGGTTCATACGATTATACTGATGAATTCAAAGCAGCACATACACTAGAGGAATAACAAATGGGATTAGAAACAGGAACATATATAGACAGTCTTAACAGCTCAAACCCTACAGCTTCAGATGCTGTGTCAGAGGGTGATGACCATTTAAGACTTATTAAATCGACAGTCAAAGCTACATTTCCTAACTTGAGTAATGCTGTTACTTCAACACATACAGAATTAAATTTACTAGATGGGGTTACAGCAAATACTACAGAACTTAACTATGTAGATGTTGCAGCACTTGGTACTGTAGAAGCATCAAAAGCACTTACAGCAGATGCAAATAAAGACATAACTGGTGGTCGCAATATTACAATCACAGGAACTTTAGCAGCAGCAGCAATTACTTCAGGTGGTAATGCAGTAGCAACCTTAACAGCAGTTTATCCTGTAGGAAGTATCTATATTAATGCAGCAGTAGCAACTAATCCTGGAACATTACTTGGTTTTGGAACATGGGTAGCGTTTGGTGCAGGTCGTGTAATGGTAGGTATTAATGCAGCAGACTCAGATTTTGATACAGTAGAGGAAACTGGTGGTGCAAAAACTCATACATTAACTATTTCAGAATTACCATCGCATACTCATAACAATCCTAAAGGTGTTAAACCACCAACAAACGCAAATGATGTAGATATAACAGGCGGTAACGGAACAACTCTTGCCGATAATATAGCAACAGATGCTACAGGCGGTGGACAAGCCCACAGCATCATGAACCCATACATAGTAGTATATATGTGGAAAAGGACTGCATAGATGCCTGTTTTTCAAGCACCTCCTCCAAAAGGATTAATCAAAGATACAAACAATACTATTATACCTTTTGAGTTTTATTCAGAAGCATCTAATGTAAGATTTGGAGATAGTGCAGCTAAAAAAATAAAAGGACACGACCAAGTTTTTGGTACACCTACAGTTGCTCCATATTTTGTTTTAAATTGGTCTTATGATGTAAATTCATTTTGGTTTTATGCAGGAACTGCAAAGATTTATAGATTAAGTGGAAGCTCAACACATACAGATTTTACTAGAGCATCAGGTAATTATTCAACTAACCTAACTACAGTAGGTAATTGGACAGGAACTATTTATAATGGTTTACCTATTTTGTGTAATGGAGTAGATGACCCACAAGCATTAGCAACAACAGGTGCAAGTGCATTTAGTGATTTACCTAATTGGATATCAAATGGAACTTGTAAAACTATAAAAGCATTTGGTAATTATTTAATGGCACTTAATCTTACAGAAGGTGGAACAAACTTACCTAACAAAGTTAGATGGGGAGACACAGCAGAAGATTTTAATTATCCATCTTCATGGACAGCATCAGCAACAAACGATGCAGGTGCAGTTACTATAGGTGATGAAGCAGATGAAATTATAGATGGTCTTGCACTTAAAGAATCATTTATTATTTATAAAGGTAATTCAACGTGGATAGCTAATTATATAGGAGGAAACCTTGTATTTAGTTTTAAAAAATTATTCAACGACACAGGAATATTAACTAGAAATTGTGTCCAAGAATATGAAGGTAAACATTTTGTTGTTACACAGGGTGATATAATTATTCACAATGGTGTATCAAAAAAATCAATAGCTACAAATGTTGTTAAAAAACATTTATTTAATAATATAAGTGAACAATATTACAATTTAACATTTGTTACTCATAATGTTCAAGAATCAGAAATGTGGATATCTTTTCCTAGCGTAGGTTCTGTATTTTGTGATAAAGCTTTAATATACAATTATGTTAATGGAGCATTTACATTTAGAGATTTACCAAATATATATCATATAGGTCCAGGCGTTGTAGACCCTGGTGCTACATCTAATACATGGAACACACAGTCAGGAACTTGGACTACAACAGAAGGTACTTATGGAGATAGACTATTTAATCCTACAGAAAGAAGTATTTTATTTGCAGGAACTAATGATACTAAACTGTATCGTGGAGACTTCGGGCAACAGTTTGACAATCAAAATTTTATTACAACAGTAGAAAGAAAAGGACTGACTTTAGATGGTAACAACAATACTGTCAAACAAGTAAAAAAGCTTACTCCTAGAATAAAAGGAACAGGAACAGTAGATATATCAGTCGGCAGCTCAATGTCTCCTAATGGAACATATACTTTTACTCCATCGCAATCATTTGACCCGAATAGTCAAAATAAAGTAGACTGTAGAAGTACAGGAAAATTTATTGCAGTAAGGTTTCAACATACTAGTAATAGCGAGTTTGAGTTAAATGGATATGATTTAGAATATGAAATTTTGGGAGAAAGATAATGGCAGATGCACCTAAATATTCACCAAATCCCGTACCTAGTGAGTCTGAAGATTTGCCTAGATACATTTTTGAAGAACTTACTAAACTACAAGGAGCATTAGAAGAAAACCCAACAACATTTATTGAGGTTAAAAATGCAACACCAGGAAGAAAAAAACAAGGCGACATTGTCTATGCTGATGGCACTAACTTTAATCCAGGTAGTGGCGAAGGCATTTATTTTGTAAACGCAGCAGGAACATATACTAAGTTATGATTTATATATCAGGCATTACGTCTGAACAAATAGATATTGTTTGGGAAGACTGCAAACAATATATAGAATTAGGCAATAGCAAAAGCCAAGAAGAAATGTCTGTTCAAGACATTTATGAAAATTGTAAAGATAAAGACATGCAATTATGGATTGTTTTTGATGATGAAAAAAATATAGAAGCTGTTTTAACGACACAAGTAATAGACTACCCGCAAAAAAGAGTTTGTAGAATTGTAACATTAGGAGGTCTTAATATGGATGACTGGACTAATATGGTTTTAGAAACACTTGAAGATTGGGCAGAAACACAAAGCTGTCATGCTATGGAGACAGTATGTCGCAAAGGATTTATTAAAAAATTAAAGAGTTTTGGATATGAACACACATACACAATACTTGGAAAAGAACTTACAACAAAACATTAGGAGACATAAATGAGTAAAGGCGGCGGTGGCACAAACACCATACAAAAAGCTGACCCATATATAGGGCAACAACCCTTTTTAAAAGATATATATGCACAATCACAAGATTTATTTCAAAGAGGCGGTCCGCAACTGTTTCCTGGTCCTTTAACTGCACCTGTTTCAGACAGAACATTGCAAGCAGAAGCAATGCAAGCACAAAATGCACTAGGAGCACAACAAAATTTAGCGAATGAAATAGGAGCAGCACAACGATTTGCTTTAGCAGGTCCTCAAAATATTGCTAGCAATCCTTTTTTAGCTTCTACTACAGAAGCTGCACTTAGACCTATATTTTCACAAACTCAATCTTTGTTACAACAAGCAAGAAGAGGGGCTAATCAAGCAGGACAACTAGGTGGAGATAGACAAGCAATATTAGAACAAGGAGTAATAGGAGATTTTTTAACAAAAGCGGGAGATGTAAGTTCAAGAATAGGTAGTCAAGCTTATCGTGATGCTTTAACGAGTCAAGCGAGAGCATTAGCTTTTGCACCTCAAACGCTAGCAAGCTTTAACGTACCTGCACAAACATTAGGACAAATTGGTCTAGCAGAACAAGCAAGAGCACAGCTTGCACTAGATGAACAAAGAGCAAGGTTTGAAGCTGAACAAATGAGACCTGAAACTGCATTAGATAATTATGCTAGAAGAGTTATGTCAGGTGGTATTTTAGAAGGAACAAAAACTGGCAGTATAAACGCTCCTGACCCATCATTTGGGCAAAGAGCGTTATCAGGCACAGCAGCAGGTCTAGGAACTTATGGTGCACTAACTGCAACTACAGGTGCAGGTGCAGCAGCAACTCCTGTATTTGGTGCTACTTTAGCAAATCCTATGGTAGCAGGACCAATAGCAGCAGCAATAGGATTATTAGGAGCATTTGGCTAGGAGATATAAATGGCAAGACAAATAGAAAATATAACTGAACAATCTTATCAGAATTTTAAAAATAGATATAAAAGGTATTTAGAAGAAAATCCTAGTACAGCAACTTTTATAGACCCTAAAAATCCTATCAATGACCCTGAGTTTGCAGGAGAAGTAGAATTATTTAAGTTTGACCCTGATAACCCTCAATCTACAGCACAAGGACCTACTACAGTATTAGAAAGACTTGTTCAACCTGATTCTCCTACACAAATAGCAAAATCTAAAAACTTTCAAAGTTCAGAAGATTATTTTAATTTTTTAAAATCAAACATTGTTGGTCGTGGTAAAACAGGAACAGACGAATTTTCTAGAGAAATGTCTCCTGAAGAAAAGAAGAAGAAACAAGGTGTCGATGAAGGAAACAAAGCTTTAGCAGATTTTAGACGAGGTGCAAAAACTGTTTATGGTCTTGCAAATCCTATTGGAGATGGAGATGAAAGGTATCGTGGTTTTGAAACTGTAATGTTACAAGACGACGGAACTTACAAATCTGTTAATATGGAAAATAGAAGTGCTTTAGATAGATTTTTTGGAATAGGTCCAGAACCGCTTTATAGAGAACAAACATTTAATCAAAATACAGGTAATTTTGAATCTAATCCTGAAGGCAGAATAGTTAGTGAAGATGAGCTTGTAAATAGACAAATTACACAAACAGCACCTTCAAATGTTGGAAATGAAATATTTACAGCTACTGAAACATATAATCCCGATGTAGATACAATGATAATGGGAGCAGATGGCAATGTAAAAATATCTAATTCGCAAGACGTCAAAGCTAGCAATGTTCCTACCGCAGGAGCGTTAAATGTAGATGCACAAGGGAATACTTCGCCTAACTCACAAATTTTTGCATTAGCAAAATTTTTAGACGATGCTTCAAAAAGAAATCAAGGATTTTTAGGAGTTAATCCATCACAATTTGGTGGATTTTTAGATGATAGACAAAATCTAGATAGATTTTATGGAAGAAGAAATGTTGGTCTTTTTGATGATGAATTTTATAATACAGCATTTAACATGTTTAAACAGAGGTAGAAATTACAATGAGTTTATTAGATGATATACAAATGATGGGTAGTAGAATGAGCGGTCTTTTTGATGATAGAAACCCTAACAGAAGAGAACCTGAAATACCTAGCGGAATCGACGTAAGAGATGTTGCTACTTTTGTAAATCCTAATTTAGCACTTATTGAAGGTGCTATCGGTGGTGGATTAACAAGAGAGGGTATAGAAAAATATAAAGTTGCAAAAGGAACTAGCGACTTGTTTAAACTAGCAAGTGAGTTATCTTATGTAGCTCCTGGAGAAAGAGGTTCACAATCTATCGGAAGAGCATTTAGTTCTATAGAACCTATGGATAGTAGTATGCTAGCCGCAATAGTAAAAAATAATCAAAACAGAACAACACCTGTAGAACCTGTAGTAAGAACTCCTACTAGACTAGAACAAGAACAAGACAGTCTAATTCCTGAGTCTTTTGGTTTTATAGACAATATACAAATGGGTGTTGCAAAAGTTGGTTCTCAATTTGGATTTAAAAATCTAGAATCTAACGCTGCTCTTGCTGCTAGAGAGGAACTTAATAGAACAATACTATCTATTGGAGCTGATTTATTTTCAGGTAGACCATCTAAGTTCTTATTAGAGCAGATACAAAAAACAATACCTGTATCAGCGGGAGAGGGTGATGACTTAGCTTTTCAAAAATATACAAAAATTAAAAATACTTTTGAAAGTCAAATACCACAGTTTCAAAAATTATTAGAAGGAGCTAAAACAAATAAATTAAAATCAGAATATTCACAAAAACTTTCTGATTTAAAATATATGGTAGATAGATTAGATGTAGTAACAGGTTCGTTTCAAGAATCAGGCTATGGTGAAAAAGATTTTTATACAGACCCTAATTTATTCGGTAAAGAATTTACTGGACAAGATTTGGATGATTTACAAGATTATTTTAAAGGACAATGACACCTCTAGAAAGAAAAAAAATAATGGACACTTTGCAAGAAGAGTTCAATTTATATAAATCAGCAGGTTCTACACTATTGCAAGCAGGCAGAATAACGCCTAAAGAATATTATAAAGGAGTCAGAGATAAAGGAATACAGCTTAATATTTTAGGAGAGAATGAATATCCAACAACATTACCTGGATATGTAGAACCAATTTTTAGAGTTACTGGTGCAACACTTGGTGCAGTAGCAGGTTCTATTTTAGGAGCACCAGGCGGTCCTGCGGGTACATTAGCGGGAGCTTCAGCAGGTGCAGGTGTTGGTGGCGGAGCAGCAACTTTAGCATTTCAAGAGTTTTCAGAATTTTTAAATCCTGACTTACCCGTGATGCCTTTTGCAGAAAAAGTAAAAGTATCAGAAAATGCAGCAACAGTAGATGCTGTTGGCACATTAGCTATTGGTGGTGTCGGTAATATTATGGGTAATATTCTTAGGAGAGGTGGAAGTTTATCACAAAGAGGTTACAACAAGTTAAAAGATTTATCTGATGAACAACTTACAAAATTAAGCAACAAAGTACCTGAAAGAAAAACAGGAATATTAGAAAAGTTATTTGTTTCTCAAACACAAGGATTAAAAAAAGAAGCTGACGAAGTAGCTAAGTCTTTAGAAAAAGAAGGTTTTGAACCTTATGTTGCACAACTCGGAGGTGGTGCAGTACAAGGACTTTATTCAGGTGCGGGTAGATTTCCAATTTTAGGACGTCCTGTTGCTGAAAAAGCTGTAGATTATAGCAAAGCATTAACAAACAGGTTTCAAAAAGGAGCTGTAAGGATTAATGAATCAAATAAGTCAGAAATTTTAAATCCTATTTTGGGAAGACAAATATTTAAAGTAGACAGTAAAGGTAAAATTAATAGAGTTATTGGAAATCAAGCTGATGAACAAAATCAAGTTGCAGCAACAGCAATAGCAGGTTTGTTAAGAAATATTAAACAAGAAAGTGCAAAAAAAGCACAATTTTACAAAGAGTTTGATGAAGGGTTTGCAGGAATAAACTCAGAAGCTATAAAAAATAAATTTAAAAATAAAGAACTGTACGAATTAAATACACAAAACCCGTTAATTAAAGCAGCAGACGAACCTCAATTTAATTCAGGTAATGAACTTTTTAAATCTTTTAAAGGTGTAATGACAAGGTCAGGTTTAAAAGATATAAACAATAGTACACCTACAACTTTGCAAAAATTTCATACTGAGCTTAGAAAAGAAATATCTAGTTTTAATTCAAAAATTAAAGTAGGACAAGCGGGAACACAAATTGTAGACACAAATGCAGAAACAGTAAGAAATGGTCTTAGAGGTTTAATGAATGATTTTGAAAAATCATTAGTTGGCGTTACTACAACAAAAGGAGATAGTTTAGGAAATTTACTTTCAAGAGCAAATAGTCAAAACGAAAGGTTTAATGCTTTGCTTAGAAGAAACTCAGATGTAGTAGCCTACTCAGGAGCGAATAGTGATTTAATAAAAGTTATTGGTAAACAAGATGCAGATGCTGTGTTGAATGATGCGGGATTGAGCTTTGCTGTTAAATCACCTAATAAATTAAAAAATAAATTTGACTTGTTAAATGATACTTACAAAACTCCAGGCGAGCAAATAATGCTTAGACGGGCATTAGGACAAGAGGAATATAAAAAACTTGTAGACCAAGAAATGACAGATATTTTTGAAGATGGATTAGCTAATGTAATAAATAAAACAGGAACATTTGATGATGTAAAATTTAATAATTTAGTTGGGGTTACTAATGCTACCAATGGCGTTCTATTAAGAAAAAAATTAGAACTTGCTTATGGAAAACAAAAAGGAACACAAGTTTTTAAAAGTCTTGGAAATATTGGGAATATTTTAAAAAAATTTCCCGACCATCCAAATATAAGTTCTATGATAGCAAGAAGACAAGCGTTAATGTCTGCTTCTACAGGATTAGGAGCTAGTGCTCTTGGAGTAGGAGCTTTTGCTACTGGAGGAATGGTTACTGGTGTAATGACAATAGGAATGATGTATGGTCTTTTAAAACTATTATCTAAGCCTTATGGAGCATCGTTAATAGCACAAGCACAAAAAAATACAGCAGCAGGTTTTGCCGCAGGTAATAGAGTGTTAGATGAAATAAGCACCGCAGGTGGTCAAATTGGAAAATTTCAAGCAAGCAAAGAAAGAATTTTACAACTTTTAGACCCTGAAAAATATAGATTATATAAAGAAGGGCTTAGACAAACAGGATTAGAAACATACTCAGATGAATTTTTACCATCACAAAAAACAAATGTTTATGGAGATATAAGAAGATGATGGGCATACCAATGGAACTGTTAAGCATGTTAGCCTCGACTGTGCTAGGTGGAATTATGTCTATTATTGCTCAAAAAGGTCAAGCACAAGCAGAACGTGAGAAGATGTTAATGCAACGTGCAGAGTTTGCAGCTAAACAAACAGATAAAGCTAGGCAAGTAACAGACCCACACACTAAACATACAAGGCGTTGGATAGCATTAATGTGTGTATTTTCAATTATAGTAGTGCCAATCGTTGCACCAATATTTACTGATGTAAACATTGCCTATCAAATAATGACAGAAGCAGATTCGGGGTGGTGGATATTTGGAGAGACATACGAAACATCGTACTTTGAATCAGGCAACACAATTTATATAACTAACTTACAATCACATACAATTTTTTCAATCATAGGGTTATATTTTGGTGGCTCATTAACAAGGAAATAAAATGGTAGCTAAAAAATATCAAAGCAAAACAGGCGGTCTTAACGAGGCAGGCAGAAAATATTTTAAAAGAAAAGAGGGGGCAAATCTAAAAAGACCAGTTACTGGTAAAGTAAAGCCAGGCTCTAAAGCTGCTAAACGTAGAGCAAGTTTTTGTGCAAGGATGTCAGGAGTCAAAGGACCAATGAAAGATAGCAAAGGCAGACCAACAAGAAAAGCATTAGCATTAAGAAAATGGAAATGTCGAAGTTAAAAGGAGCATTGTTTGTACTTATATTCTTTATTGTATTATTAAGTATTGAATCAGCAGTATCAGATGTTACAAGTTCGGGTAGCACAACAAATACACAATCGAATAATGCAGGTTCAAATACAGCAATAACTGGTGGATATGAAAGTTCTACTACATATCAATCAGGTTCAAGCTCGAATAGCACAACCACAAATACTACAAACAACAGCACAAATGCGGAAACAGCAGTAAATAGCTCATCAGCACCTGGTATGAGCGTCTATGGACAGGATAGCTGTGTTATACCACTTGCAGCAGGAGTAACCGTAATCGGCTTCTCAGGCTCATTTGGAAGTTATATGATAGATGAAGAATGTGAAAGAAGAAAAGCAAGTGCTGTATTAGCCAAATTAGGTATGAAAGTAGCTTCTATATCTTTAATGTGCCAAGATAAAAATGTTTGGCAAGCAATGATGGATGCAGGAACGCCATGTCCTATAGATGGATTAATTGGAATACAAGCTAAACAAAGATGGATAGAAATAGGAGGCTTTTATCAAACTAAAGCTAAAGAATGGAATGGTAAGCCTATACCATCAGGAATGATTAATGAAAGTAATAATGTTAATAAGTAGTTTATTGCTAGTAAGTTGTGCAACTCACAGAGTTACGCTAGGAGAAATGACAATTTACGGAAGTAACGAGCAAGAAATACCTGAACCAAAAAGACAATGAAAAATATAATTTATTTATTATTAATAACCAGTTTAAACTATGCAAGTTTATCTTTAGCAGAAATAAACACAACAGGTAACTTAATTACAAATGGTACATTTGATGATGGAACTAACGGATGGACATTATCAGGTGATGCACAAAGAATTGGAGATTGTTGTCCTGGTGGACATGACCTAGAGTTTGGAGACAATGGTAGTATTGAGCAATCATTCGACCTCATAAACACTTCTATAACACAACCTATGCTTAATAATGGCATTACTTTAAACTCTAGTGTTCAAGTACAAAATGGAGAATGTGGAGTACAAGGATGTTGGGGTGGTTCTGGTCCTGCTGATAGTTTTAGTATTAGATTACAAATAAGAGATGAAAGTAACGAAGTGTTAGCTACTACAACACAGGAGAGATACGATGTTACGAACATTAATGGCGAGTATTTTACAGATAGTATCTCGTATACAGGGAGTGGTAGTCATGTTGGAAACATTAACATTTCTGGTAGTGATAG